ACGAAGCTATAAAATATAATAGAAAACTTTTACTTTCTCCTACTGGAAGTGGGAAGTCTCTGATGATCTATTCCCTCGTCAGATACTATACTGCTACCAACAAGAAGACGCTCATCATCGTCCCTACTACGTCCTTGGTAGAACAGATGGTCAATGACTTTAACGATTACGGGTGGAATGCGGACGACCATGTGCATAAGATATATTCGGGCAAAGATAAAAATACTGACAAACCAATTATTATTTCCACTTGGCAATCAATCTACAAGTTCCCAAAAAGATACTTTGATGATATTGACTGTGTTATCGGTGATGAAGCACACTTATTTAAGTCCAAGTCTCTCACGGGAATCATGACAAAACTCCACAATGCCAAGTATCGTTTTGGATTTACTGGAACACTTGACGGTAGTAAGACACATAAGTGGGTGCTAGAGGGATTGTTTGGTGATTGTGAGCAAGTGACTAAGACTGATGATCTAATTAAGTCAGGTTATCTTAGTAAGTTTAGGATCAAAGTGCTGCTTTGTAAACATGCTCCTCAGCATTTTGACACATATCATGATGAAATGGAGTATCTGGTATCACATCCTGGTAGAAATAACCTCATTAAAAATTTGGTCAAAGATATAGAAGGTAATACTCTTGTGTTATTCAACTATATTGAGAAGCACGGGGAACCACTTTATGATCTGATAAATAGCACCATAGACCCCGAACGAAAATTATTCTTTGTTCATGGTGGTACTGATGTAGAAGACCGAGAAGCAGTTCGTCAGATTACTGAGACTGAGAACAACGCCGTGATCCTGGCATCTTATGGCACCTTCTCTACGGGTATCAACATCAAACGATTACACAACATTATTTTTGCTTCCCCTAGTAAGTCGCGCATCCGCAATCTCCAGTCTATCGGACGTGTCCTCAGGAAAGGCGAAGGAAAAGATATCGCAACCTTATATGATATTGCTGACGACATTGGTGGTCAGAACTACACATTGAGACATTTGAACGAGAGAGTTACAATTTACAATGAGGAGAATTTTAAATATGAGGTTATAAAAGTAAACCTACGAGCAAATTAAATATGGAAGAAGAATTTTATGCAACTATTAAATTAGTATCAGGTGAAGAAATAGTATCCAAGGTTTGTTATCTTCCAGATGAAGATAAAGTTATGTTGGAAAAACCTTTGGTTGTAGAAAATGCTAAGCAAAGAAAAGGTCAATTAGAAGTATCTGGTTTTGCTTTGAAAGAATGGATCTCTGCTACTTTTGATGATATGTTTATTCTCAAAAGAGATCACATTATGACAATGACTGAAGTAGAAGGAGAGATAGCAGAATTCTATGAAAAAACCCTCAACCGTTTAGAGAGCGGAAAGTCTCTAGCAGGAAGAGGGAATAAAATACCTAGAACATCTGGATATCTAGGTTCAATAAAAGAGATGAAAAAAACTCTAGAAGATATATTTAATAAGAGTTAGTATTTAAAAGCTACTACTTCTCTTGAACCCTGACAGAGTTATCCTACTGAGGTTCTGAGGATTTGTCAACCCCCTTTGACAGATCACTGACACAGTGGTATACTTTATACAGTGATGAAAGCAAAACCGTGGCATACACAGTAATGGCAAAAAGAAAACAAACAGAGTATTACGTTAACAATAAAGAGTTTCTCGCTGCTATTACTGAGTATCGAGAGAAAGTACATAGAGCAAAAGAACTAGGTAAACCACGTCCTCGTGTCACCAACTATCTTGGAGAATGTTTTCTAAAGATTGCTACACACCTATCATACAAACCAAACTTTGTCAACTATATGTTCCGTGAGGACATGATCTGTGACGGTATTGAGAACTGCCTACAGTACATTGACAACTTTGATCCAGAGAAATCAAAGAACCCATTTGCTTACTTCACACAAATTATTTACTACGCTTTCCTTCGCCGCATTCAGAAAGAGAAAAAACAACTAGAGATCAAAGGAAAGATCTTAGAGCGGTCAGGTTACGACGAAGTTATGCACACAGACTCCTATGATGGTAGTATGTCTGGTATGAATGCTTCTTATTCTGACATGGGTAGCATTAAAGAAAATATTGAAACAAGAATGAATCGATGAGTGAACACCCTGAAATTGCTGAACATGAATGGTACACAACCCCCTATGGAGAATTCCGTGTTGAACAGAAACGCTTTGGAACGTGGACTAGCTACAGTAAGGATGGCACGGCTCTCATCACGGGACTTACGAAAGAAGTTGTCGTTAACGGAACGGGATTCCACTTGGAAGGTGTCGCTACTAACTGGGCAAACTGTAGAACGTCCGCAGCATATGATGGAGTCGTTGGAGGTAAATTATGAAACCAACTGAAAATTATGAACAATTGCTTGAGCGTTTCAATAAGAGAACTGCTCAACTAACTGCTAGAGCAGATGAATTGTATGAAGCATACGCTGAGTATGTACAAATCTGTAAGGACTTAGATCGTCTAGAAGGATCTTTACAAGCAGTAGAATACCTAGCATACGGTAAGTTGCCAGGCGATGGTAATCATGATGGCATGAAGGATCATAATCCACAATGAAAATAGCAATCATTACAGACCAGCACCTCGATGGTCGCAAAGGCAATCTGGCGTTCTGGAATTATTTTCAAAAGTTCTATGATGAAATCTTTTTTCCAACGCTTGAGAAAGAAGGTGTCAGGGTCGTCTTTGATCTGGGTGACACATTTGATAATCGAAAGTCTATGGACTTTAATACTTTTCACCGTGTGCGTGAAAATTATTTTGAGAGACTAAAAGACTACGAAGTTCACATGCTGTTGGGAAACCACTGCACGTATTACAAGAACACTAATCGCATCAATTCACCTGAACTTCTCCTAGAAAGTTACAAGAACATCAAGATCTATTCTGAACCGAAAGAAATCTTGATGGGCAAGAAAGTATTCCTGATGCTTCCTTGGATCAACAAAGAGAACCAGGAAGACGTTTTCCGTAGACTAGAAACTAGTGAAGCAGATATCTGCTGTGGTCACCTTGAGCTTACTGGGTTTGAGGTAACACCTGGCATGAAGATGGATCATGGTATGGATCCTAATCTTTTTCATCGTTTTCAACGTGTCTGGTCTGGACATTTCCATCACAAATCTAAAAAGGGTAATGTCCAATATCTTGGCAACCCTTATCAGATGTTTTGGAATGACTATAAAGACACTCGCGGATTCCATATCTACGATACTGAAAGTGATCGACTTAAGTTTATCAAGAATCCCTACGACATCTTCGACAAGATCTTCTATGACGACACCCGTGTGGACTACAACAAACAAGATGTGTCTTGTTATAAGGACAAGTTTATTAAGGTCGTCGTCGAAGAAAAACGAGACTACCAAATGTTTGAAACATTGGTTGATCGTCTTTACAACGTAGGAGTTCATGATGTGAAAATTGTAGAAACACTAGTAGATCTAGAAGACCAAGAAGACTTGGAAGTTTCTACAAAAGATACTCTTACTCTTCTCAATGAATACATTGATGAAGTAGAAATGTCCGTAGATAAATCAGACTTGAAAGGTTTGATGAGATCTCTATATATTGAAAGTTGTAACGTTGTCTGATGTTCATCGTAACTTTAGAAGACCATCCTGATGGTGTATATTCAATTTTTGATGAATTAGATGATCGAGTTATCCCCATCTTTCAAGAAGAAGATGATGCTGACAGATATCTAATGATGCTAGAGGAGGATGATGACTATCCCCCGATGCAGATTGTAGAAGTCGATGATCATGTTATAATTACAGCATGTCAAGACAGGGGACATAAGTTCTCTATTATTACACCTGACGATTTTTTGATACCACCTGACGATCCTGAAGAATGATTATTTTTAAAAAGATCCGCTGGAAGAATTTTCTTTCAACGGGTAATGTGTTTAGTGAAGTTGATTTAACAGCATCAAAAACTAATCTGATCATCGGATCAAACGGTGCAGGTAAGAGCACCATTCTGGATGCTCTTACTTTTTCGCTGTTTGGAAAACCTTTTCGCAAGATCAATAAACCGATGCTTGTAAACAGCATCAATGAAAAAGATGCGTTGACTGAAATTGAATTTTCTATTGGTAAAAAAGAATACTTGGTTCGTCGTGGTATCAAACCAAATGTATTTGAAATTTACTGTAATGGTCAACTGTGGAATCAAGAAAGTTCTTTGGTGGAGCAACAGAAAAATTTTGAGCAAAGTGTTCTCAAAATGAACTACAAATCATTTACACAGATTGTTGTTCTGGGATCATCTACCTTTGTTCCATTCATGAGACTTCCTATTTCTCAGAGACGAGAAATTATTGAAGACATTCTTGATATACAAGTCTTCTCTGTTATGAATGTTCTTTTGAAAGATAAGGTCAGGGAAAATAATGAGGAGATTAAAGATCTTGATTATCAATTACATCTTCTAGAAGAAAAGATCGATCTCCAGAAAAAATATATGCTGGAGATGGAGAAGAAAACGAAGGAGGAAGTTACTCGCAAAGAGAATAAAATTTCCGAATTGTTACGGAATGAAAACGAATGTCATAACGAAGTTGCGCGTCTGACTTCTGAAGTACAAAAACATTCTGAAGAAATGAAAGAGGTGGCTAGCAGTACAGCAAAACTGAAGAAGTTAAACACTTTTCTTTTTAAAATACACTCTAAGTTAAAAACTTGTCAACAAGAACACGATTTCTTTGAGAAAAATCATGTCTGTCCTACATGTACACAGGATTTAGATGAAGATTTTAGACAAGAAAAGATCAATGAGGGTGCTAACCAGTTAAATAAAATGAATACTGGCGTCGAAGATCTTCTTTTAGAGATAGCAAAAGAAGAAGAACGCGAGCA